AGAACTTAAAAAAATGGCTAAAAAATTTAAACAAATCCATTATGACATGGCCTCCGGTGATTTTGAAGAGGAAGATATAGATGCAAACTTTAAATTTATAACAGACTTTCTTGGAACAGACCAAATAGTTGAAATAGTTGGAGGAGACCATTGGGCTAATCATCCTTCTGGAAAAGAATTAACAGAAATTTATAATGATTTAATCGCTAAGATTAAAAACAAGAAAGACCATGAATTAGATTCAGGAGCAGACTATGTTACAGGTACATTAAATGGAGCAAAGGTAGTTTGTCAATACGATGGTTACAGTACCCCTACTCATTTATCAATTATGATAAACGTTAATGACATTAAAAAGTTTGACATTAAAACAACACCTTTTGTAGTTTAATATTAGGAAGGTATCATTAAAAAGTTAATAACTAATTAGTAATTTAAAGGAGATTGTATGAAACAATCTCCTTTTTTAGTATATAAGTTTTAAAATAACTATATGAAAAGTATACTAGAAGAAGCAGATCAAATTATCAATCACAGAAGCGAAGAAAAAGAAAGACAATATGGCCCTTTCAGCGAGGGTATGGATAGAGCAGCATCTATTTTCAATGGCATGACTGGCTTAGAAGTTACAGGCAGAGAAATGTACATGGCCCTAATAGCTCTTAAATTTTCAAGAGAAAGTTACAATCATAAAAGAGATAACCTCCTAGATGCAGTTGCGTATATTCAAGGATTAGACAATTACTTAAACGAAAAAGAATGAAAATATTATTTACAGGCTGTACGGCCAAACAAACAGACGATGACGCTTGGAAAAGAGCAAGAGTTAAAAGAATAGATGATAGTAGTATTATCTGTAATTCATTAAGAAAACAAGGTTACACAGTAGACAGAAAGAAAGTTAAATGGGGAGATGATCTTTCAGAATATGGACTTGCTATTGTAGGCCTTGGTCAATTTGGTTCTAACAATTATTCAGGTGAAATCTTTAACGCATTATATGCAATTAATGAATGTGATAATGTTTTAGTTTTTCATGAAGATTGGAAAATTGACGGTACTATGAAATCATTTAAATCAATGTTAGATGATGAAACTTACGAAAAGACTATAGCAAAGAAATGGAGTGACGGGAGACACTTTTATGGTGGAGTTGATAATCAACACTTTAATAAAGATGTTGCAAGACAGGTTATACAAGACATGGTAGATGCAAAATATGACGCCATTATACCGGCATTCGATTGGGGTAATAAACAACTTGTTAGAGATATTATTGGTAGTAAAAATATTTATAATATAGACCTTACTCCTTATGTCCTAGAGAATTGGAATATTTCAACAACATATACTTCTCAAATTAAAGAAAGAAAACATATGTTGGCTTCTCTTGTAAATCATAAGCCATGGGTAAATAGAAATAAATTATCATGGCCTGTAGATTATTTCGGTGCAAAGAGTATTAAAGAGGCAAAGCAGTTAAAAACTGAAACTGATGTTTTTGAAGCTTGTGGAAAGTATTGGAGTATTTTATGTCCTGAATATCCTCATGCAGGAAGTGGCTGGTTTAGAATTAGATGGGTTTATGCTGCAATACAAAGGTCAGTATTACTTTCAAGTGAAAAAGATACAGAAGCATTAGGTCTTCCTAAAGTTAAAGTAGAATCATTAAGTAATACAGAATTAGAAGATTATGCAAATCAACTTTCAGAAACTGTACTTAGTTATATGTGGACAAAAGATGTTTTCGACACAAGAATTAGAGAAATCGTAGAGGCAGTTGGAGAAAATCTTTCAATTAGTTCACAACCTACCACTGGAATTAGTAAACAAACTGCGTTATTCTAATACAAATATAAAGAACAAAAGAAATGGCAAACGAAGATAATCAATGTGCAGATTTAGAGGTTAAAGACCACTACTCAGAAGGTAAAGATACTTTCGGCATGATTTACAATAAACAAAGAGAATTGCAAAGTAGATTAGGTTTAAATTATGAAAACTTAACTCTTAAAGAAATTGCAGAAATGTGGATGGTAAATAAACATGCAATGTCAGATGAGCTTAATGAAATGTTTGATGCCTTAGGCGGTATTAATGATGGAATTGGTTCAGCTGCTTGGAAATATTGGAAACAAGATAATAAAAAAGCAGAATTAATGACGGTTGCAGATTTATCAGAAGCTGATAGGTTAGAATTATTTTATGAATGGATCGATGGCCTTCATTTCTATATGAACTTTGCACTTGCAATTGGAATGACTAGTGAGGATATTGTCAACCTTTATATGGCAAAACAAAAAGAGAATATTAACAGACAAGAAAGAGGATATTAATGCTATTAGATATTGAACAACGAGATAAAGAAGTAATTGTAAGCTATTATAACACAGAAGGTGAAGTAGCCTTTAAAAGATACCCAGTTGGTCAATTTCAAAATTGGTATGTAACACATGACAAAGATCGTTACAGACATGAAAGCGCACAAAATTGGGATGGTCGACCTGTTAAATTATCAAATGCAAGACAATATAATAAATTTTCTTTGATCTATTTTATAGATCAACTTCCAGAAGCTGATAAAAAAGAAATACTTGCATATAATAAACCAAGAACATATTTCGTAGACATTGAAACAGAGATTGTAGATGGCTTCCCTAAACCAGAAGAGGCTAAGACACGTATCCTGTCATTCTCTATCATTACACCAGAAAGAAAGGCTATAGTTTTAGGCTTAAAAGATTTGGATGATATGACAGGTATGCAAGATGATACTAACAAATATTTTAAATCATTGGATAGTGATTGGAGTCTATCATATTATAAGTTTAAGAATGAATATGATATGGTTTATAACTTTATTCATAAGTTTATGCCTAAGTTTCCAATGATGACAGGTTGGAACTTTATTAATTATGATTGGCAATATATTGTTAACCGATGTAAGAGACTACAAATTGATATTAGTGAATCTGCAAAAACAGGTGCAGTTGATAGAATGGATGGCAGACCACTTCATATGGGAATACTTGATTATATGCAATTGTATGATAAGTATGATCGTTCTGTAAAGGTTAAAGAATCAAATACCCTTGATTATGTTTCAGGTCAAATTGTAGGTCTTAAAAAGATTAAATACAATGGCGGCTTACAGGAATTGTATGAAAAAGATTTTAGAAAATATATTTATTATAACATTGTCGATTCATGTTTGGTATATTATATAGATCAGAAGATTAAAGCAATGGATGTTCTTTTAACTCTTGCAAATATTACGCAAATGCCACTTTATAAAGCAGCAAGCCCAGTTGCTATGACAGAAGCATTAATGGCAAGAAAGCTTAAAGAACAAAATAAAATTATTGCAACTGAAAGAAGAGATGACAATAGAAAAGACGGTAGTTATGCCGGCGCTTTTGTTAAAGAACCAATCGTTGGTTTTTATAGTGGAGTAAGTGCATTTGACTTTGCTTCTCTATACCCTTCAATTATGCGACAATTTAATATTTCTCCTGATTCTTTTGTTGAAACTGTACAAAAACATGAGATAGAAGAAAAAAGAAAAAATAAAGATTATATTGTTTGTGAAAATGGCGCAGTCTATACAACAGAAGATTCTGTCTTGAAAAGAATCCTCACCGACCTGTATAGTCAACGTAAGGAATATAAGGCAAAATCATTTGAATATTTTGAGAAGGCAAGATTAATTCGAAAAAAAATTAGTCAGCTAAAGTAGTCAACTTTTGGGAGGTTGAAGATATATAATCCATCAACAACTACACCCAATCAGATGATCAAAATTAGATCATCTTTTGTTTTTTAACAGGTTATTAATGTAATAACCAGGAATGTAAAATTTAAAATATATTAAATAAATATGAATATTTTCAAAGAAAGAATAGAATACAAGCCATTTGAATATCCAGAATATTATACAGAAGGTTGGCTTCCACAGGCTCAAGCGTTTTGGTTACATACTGAAATTCCAATGCAGAGTGATATAAAAGATTGGAAAGAAAACTTAATGCCACATGAAAGAAATCTTGTTGGTAATATTCTTTTAGGCTTTGCTCAAACTGAATGTGCTGTTAGTGATTATTGGACTACAATGGTTACTCATTGGTTTCCAAAACATGAGATCAAACAAATGGCCATGATTTTTGGTAGCCAAGAAACTATTCACGCCACAGCCTATTCTTATTTAAATGAAACTTTAGGTCTTGAAGATTTTGCTGCATTCCTACATGAGCCATCAATGGCAGATAAGTTTGAACATCTTTCAGGAGTAGAAAATGATTATACACATGAGGATTTACAAAAGAATCCAGCAGCAAGAAGAGAAGTTGCAAGAAGTTTAGCAACATTTTCAGCATTTGCAGAAGGCGTAAGCCTTTATAGTTCATTTGCAGTCTTATATTCTTTTCAAATGAGAAACTTATTAAAGGGAATTGGTCAACAAATGAAATGGTCAGTTAGAGACGAATCATTACATTCAAAAATGGGTTGTAAATTATTTAGACACATGTGTGATGAATATCCTGAACTTAGAGAAGAAGTTAAAAACGATGTAATAAGAGCTGCTGAGATTATGGTAGAAATGGAACATGCATTTATTGATAAGATATTTGAAATGGGAAATCTTGAAAATCTTAAAGCAAACGATCTTAAAAACTTTATTTTAAGAAGAACAAATGAAAAACTTATTGAATTAGGTTATAACCAACATTTTGAATTTGATACAGAATCAGCAAAAGAACTTGATTGGTTTTATCATTTAACAGGAGGAGTAGAACATAGCGACTTTTTTGCAATTAGACCAACTGCATATTCTAAAGCAGGTGAAGATGAGGTCTGGGACGAGGAGTCAATTTTTTAAATATATAAATTATGGAATTATTTGTAGAACAAGAAGATTCACCTAAGGCTGATAAAATAGCCCAAAAACTAGGATGGATAAAAGGTACTGACTATCCAGTTTGGGGCCACACTGAAATTTATTTAAAGACAATTTCTAAAGGATATTGTTTAGAAGGAGAAACACCAAAGGATGCTTATTGGAGAGTAGCAACCACTATTGCAAGAAGACTTAGAAGATCTGATATGGCTAGTAAGTTCTTTGATTATATTTGGAAGGGTTGGTTAAATTTAGCGTCTCCAGTACTTTCAAACACTGGTACAGAAAGAGGATTGCCAATTTCTTGTTTTGGAATTGATGTTGCAGATAGTATTCATGATATTGGTAAAAAGAATCTTGAAATGATGTTACTTGCAAAGAATGGTGGAGGAGTTGGAATTGGCGTAAATCAAATTAGACCTGCAGGAACTGAAATTACAGACAATGGAACTTCAGATGGTGTTGTACCATTTTGTAAAATATATGACTCTACAATTCTCGCTACAAATCAAGGAGCAGTAAGAAGAGGAGCAGCCTCTGTTAATATAGATATTGAACATGATGATTTTTGGGATTGGTTAGAAATTAGAGAACCAAAGGGAGATATAAATAGACAATGTTTAAATATGCACCAATGCGTAATTGTTAGTGATGGCTTTATGCAAAAGGTACAAGAAGGAGATAAAGAAGCAAGAAAGAGATGGACTGCACTTATTAAAAAACGTAAAGCAACTGGAGAGCCATATATTATGTATAAAGGAAATGTTAATAGAGCAAATCCTGAAGCATATACAAAGAATGGTTTAAAAGTTTACATGACAAATATTTGTAGTGAAATTACATTACATACTGATGAGAATCACAGTTTTGTTTGTTGTTTAAGTTCATTAAACCTTACAAAATATGACGAGTGGAAAAACACTGATTTAATTAGAACCGCAACGTGGTTTCTTGATGGTGTTATGGAAGAATTTATTCAAAAGGCAAAATACAGACAAGGCTTTGAAAATGCAGTTCGTTCTGCTGAAAAAGGTAGAGCACTTGGTCTTGGCGTCTTAGGTTGGCATACATATCTACAAGAAAGAGGTATTCCATTCGAAGGTCTTACAGCACAGTTTGAAACAAGAAAGATATTTTCTCAAATTAAATTAGAGAGCGAAGCAGCAAGTAGAGAACTTGCAGTAGAATATGGAGAACCACTATGGTGTGTTGGTACAGGCATGAGAAATACACATTTAAGAGCAGTTGCACCTACGGTAACTAATTCTAAATTAAGTGGCAATGTTAGCCCAGGTATTGAGCCATGGGCCGCTAATGTATTTACTGAACAAACTTCTAAAGGTACATTTATTCGTAAAAATGTTTCACTTGTAAGTTTCCTAGAAAAAATTGGTAAAAATACAAATGCAGTTTGGAACAAGATTCTTGAAGATAATGGTTCGGTTTACGGTCTAGATTTTATTGACAACTACATGGTAGAGCATAACATGTGGGGAGGTAAAGTTATTGAAAAACTAGAATGGGAAAGTTTAGATAAAATGGAACAAACTAAATGGGTACCTGCAAAAGAAGTATTTAAAACATTTAAAGAAATTAATCAACTTGAACTAGTTAAACAGGCTGGAGTTAGACAACAATATATCGATCAATCATGTAGTCTTAATCTTGCATTTCCAAATA